GCTCAGTGGGCTAATTGTGGACCTATGAGTCCCTCCGCTAGCAGCGCCGTAGCGCACACGAAGGCAACCCTGCCACTAGTACTCCTATCCCGGCGATAGTAAGTACCTCCACCGCCAGTTGTCCTGCCTCTGAGAGGCCCCGCGACATCCGGACACTTTCTTTCAATCTGAAAATAAAAAACGAGTGCCATACACACTACGCGTTGCTCCCGACGTGTTTGGAGGTTAGACCGCATTGCCAAGAGGCGGTGACCGCTCCGCACGTGGGCACGTACAAGTATAGTTCTGTTAGCGTGGACCCCACGCCCAGACTTAGAGAAAGGCCTTCTACAACTGGCCACAGGTCATATGGGACCCATTTAATTTAACCCCTATCGTTGCCCGCGCAGAAAGGCTGGCGCCAGACTGCCAATGAACGATAGGCTCTCAATTCTTCATCGGTATCTGCCCCCTCAGGAAGGAGGAAGAAACCGACCGTTTTACGACGACTTTCGTGTCGTGTCATTGCTTTCGTAACGGCAAACGAGAGAAATGACCTAGGCGGCTGGGCCGCATAGCGATATGTCCGACGTATCTTCCCGCAGGACGGAGAATATACGTCTCTCTTCAAACCTCCCAAGCGTCCGGTCTGCCAAAAGTGGTTTCGTAGCACTTCGGCTTCACGGACGGAAGGATCACGGCCAGTGATCTTTCTCAGCGATGCAGGAATCTCATCAGAAGGTGAGATCGGCAAACGAGTAGGTACTCGCCTCCTCAACATCTGTCGCTCTCGTAAGAAAGCGGCATAGGTCGTATGACCTAGCTGACTCGGGAGAAAACCCCATCTCCTACCGATACGGGCGCGCTGGTACGCGTCCACCCACTCAGGACCACTCTTCAAAACGGCTTCGGCCATATGAAGCATCCCAGGGTAATCGGTAAGAGCTCCTCCTCTCCGGAGATGGCGCACCTCACGCCATCCTCCCCCAGATCTGAGAAACGCGGTGGAGTTGACCTCCACAACGTTTCGCGCGGTTATCGTTTTGTCACTGTTGAGCCGCATCCCCAAGGGATAGTCCTGCACAGTGACTCCTCGACAGGCGGAGATTATCGTATCGTCTCCGTTGACAAGGAACCGCGCATTTGGATCGTCCCTCACAGCCCAGCGGGCTGCGACGTACGATTGCAAACACAGAAGGGGAAAAGAGAGGTAGGCTCCCATCATCTGTCCGTGTCTGACCCGGCATGTCACGCCACGTTTGTTCACAAACTCCGGACTCAACGAAGCCTTTGCAAGGCGACGGAGAGAACGGGGAATGTGCCAAGACGTGAAGAACATGGCATCCAGGATGGTCTCCGCCACAGAGTGGTAGAGTCCGTCAGTTGCAGACACCAGGTCGACGCTCGTATGGACGTCGCCCTGGCAGACAGATGCGATCCTTTCCTCGGTCGGAGGACCGCAAAGAAGCCATTCGTGCCTCCGCAAGGCTGCGTAAACAGTCTTGTGAAGTGGGCCCAAGTACTCGATTTCCTCACCATAGATGAGAAGAGGTCGACACTTTCCCGCACTAGGGACTTCTTTGTAACGGGCTTGCATGACAGGTGGCAAATCTGTCTCAGCAAGGCAACCGTTAAGGAACTCTTCCCGGCGACCAGACCATAAGACATCGGCTCGCGAAAACCGAGGCTTACGGGCACTGGGGTTAGGCAAATGAGAGTTGACGAAACGCTCATAATGCCGGTCCCAGCCAGCAGGGAAGAGACGGGTGACTTCAGATCGTACGAACTGAAGGTACTCGTCGGATTGGGGAGGGGGTTGAGAGCAGGCAAGAGATTCCCATTCCTCTTGTCTGGACGGAGTGTGGTGGCGGCAACCTGCAGGCAGGTTTCTTTTGATCGATGCGACTGAGTGGGCCAGAGTCCATCGATTGCGCTTTTCCAGTCTTTGTAGCCTACAAAGACCGCCATTTTCCCCGACCTGACGGCGGGGAAAAGCTACAGGTTGGCGCTCCTTACCCTGTAGCAAAAGAAAAGAGAGCAGGCGGGTTAAATCCTTAGGATCACAGTCCGGTAGTTCGACATACGGTAAACCGTAGCGAACCCGAATCAACTGTAATCCATTATGGATGACCTGCTTGGTGTCCCGAGTGGCCCGAAGGCACTCGCAACACCGCTTAACCTCAGAACCGCGGGCGGAATTATCTGAGGGGTTCCTCTTTACGGGAGGGACACGGCTACGCGCTGGCGCACGACGTGGGGAGCTCATGCTTTATCGGCTGAGTAATTCACCACGGTTTCCTTTAGTG